ATACTGGAACCTCGAACCCCCTACGTAGGGGGTCATATGCCCCCCCCATCACGACTCCAACGCCGGCAGCGTCACGCTACCAACCCACCACCCATCAAGCCCCGCCGTACCGTCCCACTCGCCACGATCCACCCGGAAGCCGCGGGCCTCGCTGCTCTGGTACACGGTGCAGCCGGCTCCATCGTCATCCGCCCGCACGAGGTACGCGTGCCCCCGCGAGCCCTCGACCACGCGCCCGGAGTCGAGCCCGCGCCAGCGCTGGATCAGATGCCAGCGCCCCGGCGTGAGCGACGGAGCAGGCCACCGAGGCGCCGTCACCATGAGCGGCCCCTGGCGCCGCGTGCCCTCAACCCCGATCAACGGCGACCACGGCGTCGCGGCGTCGATGACGTTCAGCGCGGCCCATCGCCGCATCCAGTCGGTCGACGTCACGCGCACCGACTGCGCAGCCTGCCCCACCGACCCCGACAGGTCGACCCCGACGCCCTCGACCAGCGCGATCCACAGCGCCGTCATCGTGCAGCACGGCAGCCGATGACGCCGCGCGAACGCCCCGAACGGGTGGTCTACGTCGAACAGCGCTTCCCCGCGATCCATCACGCCCCCTTTGCGCCGACGCGCTCCGCCGCCTCACGAATCAACCGCCGCAAAGCCTCGCTCTGCGACGCAAGCCCCATCGCGTAGGCGACGTCGAACAACGCCCGGTGATCGGCCTCGTTGAGCTCGATTGTGCGTCGGTGGATCTTTGGCCGGTCGCCGCGCTGGCTCATCGTTGCCTCGCTGGATCAGCATACACCGGATCCACGAACGATGCAACCGAGCAGCGCTGAACGCGCCAAAGCTATGGTCAAACGTCACTGTACAAGAAGTACAAGTTATGTACAAGCAATAAGGTAGGTTAAACGTCACTGTACAAGAAGTACCACAAGTACACACTTACGAGACTCGCGTGAGGCCTCGACTTGCGATCATCATCGGACACCATCAGCGCAGTACCCGTGCCCACAAGGCATGGTGTGCGGAAGGGTGGTACTCTTGTACACTGACGTTTGAGGCCGACAATCGCTTGTACAAGGCTTGTACACCCCTTGTACGCGTGTACAGTGACGTTTGAGGCCGTCAATCACGCGTCAGAACGCGATGGCGCCCTGCGTCTCGCTCTCGTCCGGGCCGCACACGATCGCCTCCGCGGCCTCGGTGAGCACGACGCACCACGGCCGGCCGGTGTCCACCGCCGAAGACACGCGCCACCGAGGCCGGCCCGTGCTGTCGACGAGCACCCAGCCGCGGCGCGCCCACTGAACCGGCATGTCGGGAGCGTAGCCGGCGTCCACAAGGCACCGCGTGAGCGACTCGGGGAGCCACGCCCTACGCTCACCACCCCCCGCGACGCGCGGTGCCTCGTAGCCCACCGCCACGCCGATCACGGAGGCATCGCCGCGGCGGACCTGGCTCGACCGGGCGGACCACCAAGCGTGGGCGTGGTGGAGCGCCGCCAACGCCTGGTCACGCTCGACCCCTGACTCGGCGACGGCCGCGCGGGCCACATCGAACACGTGGTCAGGCACGACGAAGCCGGGGATCGCCCACGCGGCGACCTCGGCAGCGACGCGCATCAGCGCAAGGTGCGCACCGAGGCGCGCGCCCTGGTCATCGGCGCCGCTCTCGTAGTGCGCTTTCCAGGCGGCGAACCGCTCGCGAAGCATCGGCCACTGGTCGCGGTGCTCGTGAAGCCACCTGACCACCGCCGGCCCAGCGTGGCCGTAGTGCTCCCGCGCGCCAGCATCGAGGCGCCCCACCAGCTCACGCGAGCCCGGCCGGATCGGGGCGCCGCGGACCTCGACCAGCCGCGCCAGCGCTCCGACGGCGCCCGCACACTGAAGCGAAAGCAGGCGCTCCGACGTCGAGATCAGCACCGTTCGCACGGTCAGGGCTGCACGCGTGCCGCCGCCCTGCTCGCCGAGCGACTCCCCGAGCTCGCCGCCGACGAGGTAGATCGCGTCGACGACCTTCGCCGGATCCGACCGGACGTTCTGGCCTTCGTCGAAGATCGTCACGGTGTCACACCGGAACGCCAACGACTCGCGCGCAGCCGGTGAGCGCCGAGGCCACGTCTGCATGATCCCCTTCGGTGGCCCCCACGACGACGCCGCCGCGCGCGTCGCCGTCGTCTTGCCCGTGCCCGAGTCGCCGGCCATCGACAGGGTGAAGCCGTGCAACGCCCCGACGACCCGGATCAGCGGCGGCGCCAGTGCTGCTACCACGGCGATGGCCCCGCGCTCGCCCGACAACGGGCGCCACACGTGGTCGACCCAGCCCTCCAGCGTGCCCGACTCCGCCCCGAACGGAGCGCCGCGCTCGCCGGACCCCGGCGCGTCGACGACGATCGGGGCGCCGACACGGAACGAGCCCGCCACGTAGCCGGCCATCGACGGCAGCCACCCGCAGCGACGCATCGACTCGGCACGCGGGAGCAGCTCGGCACCGCTGCGGGCCTGGGCAGCGATCCACGAGGCCACCGGCCCCGACTCCCCATCGGACAGCACCGGGCCGGCGGCCCCTACGGCTGCGTGGAGCGCCCTCGCGGCGGTCGCGTGCTCCGCGGCGATCGTGACCTCGACCCAGCGCCCCGCGTAGCGCCACGCCAGCGTCAGGCGCTCGCGTCCTGGCACCTCCGCATCGCTCGCCGTCCCCACCACCGCGATCACGACCGCGGAGACGAGCGCCGCCCGGTCGGGCTCGCCCTCGGTGGGCGTGAGGCGCCACACGCCCGACGCGTCGACGTGGTAGCCGGGCGGGATGGGCAGGCGCTCGGGGAGCGCGCCCGTGTACCCGAGTCGCCGCAGCGCCGCGGTCATCGACCCGTCGCCCAGCGAAACGGCGCGCACCGCCGGCCCTACGTCGTCATCGGCCGTCGCCGGGATGAGCCCCCGGATCGTGCGCGCGACGGCTCCGACGCCTTTCAGCGCCCCACACTGCGTGAGCAGGTCGCCCACGAGGTCGGGATCTGCCTCCCCGAGCTCCGCCGCGGCCTGACGGGACGTGAGCGGCCGCAGGAGGTCCAACACCTCCGCGGCCTTCGCGCCCCGCTGGAGCGCCAGCGTCGCCGCCTGTTCGAGCGCCTCCAGGGCGCCGCTCACGAGGTCACCCCATCGAGCGCCCCGCCCTCGCTCCCGTCGGCGATGGCCGCGGCCGACAGGGTGCGCGGGTCACACCCGAGCGCGCGGGCCAGCCGCAGGATCGTCGTCGTCGTCGGCACCGACCGCCCCGACCGCGCACCCGTGATCGTGGCGCGCGCCACGCCCGACCGCGTAGCCAGCGCGACCAAAGACAACCCCGTACGCCGACACTCGGCGTCCAGCACATCCGCGAAGTGGCCCAATCGACCTCCTGTGCTTGCCCCGTAACGGGTGGCTAGTTATTTAGCCACAGAGGAGGCTCGGGTGGGCGACGAACCGTATACCATTCGCCGCTGGCGCGGCAGCGTGTATGACGTGTTTGATGGGGACGCTTTGATCGGCATTGTTCGCCTTTACCACATTGCGGCGCGCAGGCCTGGATGTGCGCCGGTGCGATCCTATGAGGCTGATCGTTTGGCTGCTTCCGACGACGATCATGCGATGCCGGCGCGCATTCCTGTTTTGGACGCCGACGGACAGCGCCGGCGTCGCCCACTTCTGCGAGACTGGATCCTGCGTTCTGCGTGGGCCGAACCAACATTCTAGGAGCTACGATGCGCCACCCGCTTGAACCGTTCGTGCTCGATCTCCTCCAGCGACGCCCGCACATCGACGTCGCGATCCTGGCCCCCGAGCTGTCCGGTTGCACCACGTTTCTGGGTCGCAGGGCTGCCACCGGTAACAAGGCCTACAGGGTCGTAGCAGAGGACGTGCTCGGATGCATGGCCTCCGACGGCACACTGCAACGCACTCGTGAGGGATGGTACGTGCTTGCGAAAGGACAGGAAACCCCATGAGCAACATGCACACGGAGGCCCCATGACCCCATATGATCTGTACGTCAGCCCGACCCCCGGCCTTGCGTGGTGGTGGCTCACGCAGCACGTCCCTGGCGCCAAGGGCCTCGCCCTCGACTCCGAGGCGTCGAACGCGTGGGCTGGCGACGCAGCCAAGGCGCCGCGCGGTCCGATTCGGCGCGTGCTGGTGGTGGTCACTGCGTCGTCTCTGGCCATGGCCCTGACTCGCGCCCGCACGTGGGATCTGCTCTTGCGGGCGACGTTTTCGTCGCGCGTGCCCGCCGTGTTGATCGTGGTGGGTCGCGCCCGCGCAAACCATACGGCGGCGGCCCAGCGCATCATCGACGGGCTGACGCACGACGACGGCCTACGCTCGCCCGGCATCCAGATCACGCTGCGTCGCGAGTTGACCTGGGTTCGCGACCTGGAGGCCCCGTGACCAACATCCGCGTCGACACCGACGCCCACCGCGTGCGCGTCACCACCCCACGCGGGGTGATCACCCTGACCTACCTCGGCAAGGGCCGCTGGGAGTGGATCGGCACTCACGGGACAGCCGGCGTGAGCGCGCGACTGGCCGCGCACGCGATCTCCGACCTCGTACCCGACGCCGCGGGGCTGCTCCGCGCGGCCGTCGCCGGGCTGACCCCCGCCGCCCGGTCGACAGCGCTGGAGGGGCTGTGATCCGCATGGGCGTGCTGCTGGTCTGCGGGGGTCGCCGGTACTCCGACATCACCTTCGCGTTCGATGCGCTTGATCGCATGGCGGCGAGGATGACGATCACGGCCGTACGGCACGGCGCGGCACGTGGCGCCGACGCCATCGCCAACGCTTGGGCGCGGGACCGCGGCTACACCATCGAGCGGTTCCCCGCCGACTGGACGCGCGGCCGAAGTGCCGGCCCAGAACGCAACCACCGGATGATCATGGCCAAGCCTCACCCGGTGGCCTGTGTCGCGTTCGCGGGCGGGGGCGGCACCGCCGGGACGGTCCGGCTGTGTCGTTTGCACGAGATCCCCGTGTGGCATCCGGACGTGCAGCCAGTGCCACCTTGGGAAACGTACGCCGCCCGAACGACGGCGCTGGAGGGGACGTGAGCCCCACTGCGCGCATGACGCGCCACCACGGCGCAATCCCCATTCACGCGGTGCTGTGGTCGCCCGCGCCCGGCTGGGTGACGTGGCACGGGGAGCCCGTGTTCGTCGGCACCGCCGCGGAGCCGGTAGACGCGGCCGTCGTCACCCTCGAAGCCAAGCCAACCGCCCGCGAGGAAGAATACCAGGAGGCTAAGACGTGAGCTTGCAACCATTCTGGCGGTACTACGGCGGCAAATACCGCAGCGCTCCAACCTACGGCGCGCCCGTCTACAAGACGATCATCGAGCCCTTTGCGGGCGCCGCTGGGTATTCACTGCGCTACCCCGCTCGCGACGTGATCTTGGTCGATCGCTCGCCGATCATCGCCGGGATCTGGCGCTACCTAATCGATGCGTCCTACGCCGACATCATGTCGATCCCGGACATTCCAGACGGCGGGACGGTTGATGACCTGCCGGTGTGTCAGGAGGCGCGATGGCTTGCTGGTTTTTGGTGCAACAACGCCACTTCGGCACCACGCAAGCGCCCGTCCAAGTGGGCAAGCCGCGGCGACACGGGGCACAACTGGGGAGGGTGGGGCGACCGGGCTCGAAAGCGAATCGCCGAACAAGTAGGGGCGATTCGGCATTGGCGCGTCATTCAAGGCGACTACACCGCGGCGCCCGACATCGAGGCGACGTGGTTCGTGGACCCGCCCTACTCAACCCCGGCGGGGCGGTTCTACAAGCAGCAACCTGCGTCGTTCGATGCGCTTGGCGAATGGTGCCGCACGCGTCGCGGTCAGACCATTGTGTGCGAACAGGAAGGCGCGTCGTGGCTTCCGTTCCGGCCTCATGGCGCCATGAACGCGACGCCTGGCGTCCGGCGTGCTGGCGTGTGTCACGAGGTCGTCTGGACGTCAGGGCACGATCAGTCTAGCCTATTCGGCAACGCGTAGCACACTGGCGCCCGTCCAACCCGGCTAATCCGCCGCCCGTGTCGTAGGGGCGGCATTCCGGTTTGACCGATTGCGCGGCAATCCCTACCCGAACAGCGCCACCTGTCCCGAGTCTCCGGCGTCGAGGACCGGCCCGAAGTCGACGTGCCCCACGGTGCGGCCGTCGAGATCGACGCTCCACCCGATCCAGGCGGCCACGATCCAGGACCCTGGCCACCGGCCGTCGACCACCTTGGACACTCTCGGCGGTGGCCAGTCGCCCACCGGGCCGGGCGCGTCGACGGTGGCGACGACGAACAGCGCGCCGTCGGGGAGGATCGACGAGACGGTGTAGCGGATCACGGGTCACCGCCCGCGAGGCCCAGGAGGACCTCGAGCGCGATCACGAACCCGAGCGCCAACAGCGCCCACAGCACGACGTCATGCCACACGGTCACCTCCAGCGGCGAGCCGCGCCCGCAGCTCCATCAGCTCCGCAGCGAGCGCGGCCGTCGCCGGGAAGGTCCGGTAGGACGGGCGCACTTTGGACACCTCGTAGTTGTTGGCCTCGCAGGTTGGGCACTCCCACCACCACCCGCGCTGCTCCGCGCCGGTGTAGTCGTCCTCGCAGTACTCGTGCACCGTTACGGGCTTGCCGCAGGCGTAGCACGGCGGCGGGCCGTCAAGATCGATCACTGGTCACCCCCAGGGATGTAGCAGTACAACCAACCGTCTCCGATCTGCACACGCACCTCCCGCGCCTGTGAGGTCGACACGCGCACGAACCCCACGAAGCGCACGTCACCCCGGTGCAGGCGACGCACAGCCGCCCACCACGTCGCCCGCGCTGCATCCGTCGGTACTCGTCCACGACCCACCCCCTCACCGGGTAGCCCGACGACGACGCACGGGCACGATGCGCGCCACCGTGCGCCCGTCGGCGTCGACCTCGACCTCCACCCCGTCGGCGAGCGCGTAGACCGGCTGGACCCGCCCACGGTGGCCGGGGACAGCGCCGGACTCGACCACAAGGCCGCGGGTCATCAGGCTCCGGATCGCCTGCCACGCCGCCGTACTGGGGCCGTCGCCGACACGCTCCGCGAGCTGCGCACGGGTGGCCGCGCCGTAGTCGTACAGCTCGCGAAGCACCGCCTGCTGGCGCGTCCCGAGGCCTCCCCGCAGCGTGCCGCGCGCCACGCGGCGGAACGTCGGCACCCCATCGGGCGACACCCCCACGACGCGCACGACGACATCGCCCGCCTGGATCTGCTGACCCACGGTGAAGCTGGAGGCCGTCACACCCGCCCCCCGTGCGTGATCGGCGAGTGCATCGGCCGAATGCCCGGTCCCCACACGAACAGCGCCATCCCGCGCACCACCGACCAGACCCGGCCGGTGAGCGGCACGATGACCGCATCCCGCATCGGCTCCGCCCACCGCTGGAGGCAGGCGTGTTCGATGGGCATCAGCAGCGCCAGCCAGTCGCACGCCTGCCGTTGTGCGGCGTAGATCCGGACGTCCACGTCGCCGGCCTGCTCGCCGAAGGGAGGGTTCGTGATGATCAGGTCGTAACGGGGCGTCCGGCCTGGAGCAGGCACCGGATCCGTTGCGTCTACCATCGACGCCTCTCCGTAGCGGGAGCTCATGCCGAGACCCGGGGCGTCAGGGTCGATGTCTGCGACGTCGATCCAGCCGCCGACCACCACTTGTTGCCCCCAGACCTCGGCAACGGCCCGCACGAACGCCCCGCCGCCGACGCACGGCTCACGCACGACAGACGGGTCACACCCCATCGCCGCAAGCGCCCGGCAGCACGCCAGCGCCACGGCGTCGGGCGTGTAGGTCCGCCCCAGCGGGTCCCCTGCGTGGTGTACGTCGGGCTCGGGGTGACGCAAAAATCCCGTGCTCATGGCGCACCCGGCGGCGTGCAGGTCCAGCCGTACAGGCGCAGGCAGTCCGCGAGCGCCGCGGCGGCGGCAGCGTCGGTACCGCTCGCGAGCTCACGCCGGACCCGGGCGTGCGCCGGCAACCGGACAGCGAGCTCGCGCCGCGCCACCTCGGTGGCCTCCGCCTCGGTCGCCAGCCGCGCGCCGCGGACAGCCCGCACACCCCCGGAGGACAGCACACGCGGCCGCCCCCCCGGCGTGACCCCGACCACGCGCCCGAGACAGGTCCGCGCGGTGACCATGCCGGTCTTTACCTGCCACGCCACAACATCACCAACCTTGAACATGGTACCCCCTACCAAATAGGGAAGCGCGCGCACCCCCACAGGTGCGCGCGCAGGTGTAGCGGGCCGCCGGGACGCGGCCGCGATGCGCCTCTCCCAAGGCGCCTACACCGGTGTGTCCTGCTCGGCGGTGGCTGCGTAAGCGCGCGTCAGGTCCGCCGGATCCAGCTCTAGCGCGAACGCGACCGCGCACAAGATCCGCACGCTCGGCTCGTAGGTCTCGGATCCGCTCTCGACGCGCCGCACCGTCGTAGGCCCGACGCCCGACGCCTCCCCAAGCTCACGCTGGCTGATTCCGCGGGTGGTCCGCGCGTTCCGCACGGCCTCCGCTAACTCCTGGTGCCCCATCGGCCCTCCGTGACCACATCCTACGCCACCAACGACGCGCCGTCAAGCGCGCGCCGCGTCCGGCGTAACTTGACAAGTCCTTGACAAGTGGACCCGTGACGCGCTGTCCACGGCGCCGTACGTGGTGGACAGGAGGCATGATGGACGTCTTGACCAACGCCGGGCCGCCGCCGGGATGGGCGGTTGACCCTTGGATCCTGTACGCCGTGGTGGTGTGCTGGATCGTGTTCGCGGGCCCGGCGATGTGCCGCGCCCACCGGAGGACTCCATGAAGTATTACGTCACGGACGAAGATGGCGACTACGGCCACAACGTGGAGGCTGACCAATACACGGCCGCCGCCGAGTCGTGGGCGCGCAAGACGTGGCGCCTCATTGGCGGCTCCTCCGAGGTGGTGTGTCTGGTGCAGGATTCGGCCGGCTGGGTCTGGTGCGTCACGGTAACGATCGTGGCAGAGCCCCGTTTCGAGGCGAGCAAGTACGCCCTGCAGAGCCGGCCATGAAGCCGCGCCACACGTTCGCGGTCGGGGACCCGATCACGTGGTTCGACGGCCGCTGCTACTGCTACGGGCTGGTCGAGTCGCTGACCGACGCCGGGTTTCCGCGGGTCGACGGCACGGCCCGCAGGAAGGCGGCGCCCGCGCGCCCCGCAGAGTGGGCCGAGCATGTTGCCTCCCGCGATGCGCGACTGGCGGTCGTCGCCCTGCGTCAGCGCCTGCTGGAGGCGGCGATGGGGGCCGAGGTCAGCGCCAGCGGCCGCGCGGCCGTCGCCGACGTACTCCGGGCCGCTCTGGCCGAGCTGGAGCGCATCGAGCAGGCGCGGGCCGAGGTGACGCCGTGATCCGCATCACCATCCCCGGCAAGCCCGCCCCGATGCCCCGCACGCGCCCGCGCCTTGATCGCGCCGGCCGCCCCGTGGGCGCAGTCTGGCCGAAGGCGTACGGTCAATGGCGCGCGTCGGTGGATCTGCTGGTACGGGCCGCCGCCCGTCGCGAGCAGTGGATCCAGCTCACCGGGCCGGTCGCCGTCGACGTCGAGGCCGTTTGGCCCCGGCCAAAGGCACGGCCCGACTGGCTCCCCGCCGACGTCTGGAGCACCGGCTTACAGGCCCGCCGCCCGGTCCGCCCGGACGGCGACAACGTGACGAAGACGGCCGCAGACCTGCTCAACGGGCACGCCTACCGCGACGACGCGCAGATCTGCGGCGGCGAGACGTCGTGCTGGGTCGCCGCGAAGGGCGAGCGCCCCCGCATGACGATCACGGTGCGGCCGCTCCCGTGGCTGCGGCCCAAGGAGCCGACCGGGCTTCATCCGGCGACGGCCGCGCTGCTCGCCGAGCTCGCCGAGCTGCACGACGTTGGCGGGCTGCTCGACTGCTACGGCATCGACGCAGGCAACGACACCCCGCTGGATCTCGCGGTCCGAGAGTGGGCCGAGGCCGGCTACCCTGACGCCCCCGAGGAGGACTGATGCGCATGATGTCGTTCAGCCTGACCACCGATGCCGTGGTCAGGCGCGAGAAGACCGTCACACGGCGCTCCGTGTCGACGTGGATCCACCTCAAGCCCGGCGACCGCTTGCGCGCGGTCGACAAGGTGATGGGGCTGCGCAAAGGCCAGAAGCCCCGCGAGCTGGCGATCATCGAGGTTGTGTCCGTGCGCGTCGAACCGCTGGACGCGATCACGGACGCCGACGCGGCCGCCGAGTGCTTCGGGGGCGGTGGCCTGTGGGCCGCGCAGCGGTTCGTGGCGGCCTACTGCAAGCACGCCGGTTGCGCGCCCGACATCCCCGTTCGCCGGATCGAGTTCCGGTACGTGGATCCGGCATGAGCGCGCCAACGCCGGAAGGCCTCACGGCTGGCGTCGTCTTCTGCCCGACCTGCCACCGCGTCGGCGCGGGGTGGTGCGTGTGCAGCCCCGAGCGCGCCTACGCCTCTGACGACGCGTACGCGGAGGCGTCGTGGCTGGCCTCGCTCCAGCGCGCCGAACGCGCGCCCGCGCCCACGGGCCCCCGGCCGTGCCCGCCAGGGTACGCCGTACACACGACGACGGCGCCGGTGATCTGTGAGTTCTGCGCCGAACCGGTGGGCCGTCGGGACGGCTACCGCCAAGGCTACACCCTGAATGGGCTGCACTACCGCTGCCCTGGAGTCACACGATGAGCAACATCGAGATCCGTACGGGATACACGCCAGTCAACTACATTGTTCGCACAGAGGATGGAGATCGGCAGCGCATCATCCAGGCCCTAACCTCGGCGGACGCCGCTCTGTTGTGGGCTGATCTGGAGTGGCAAGCGATGGGACGGCCGGATCCGATCGACTGCATCGTTGTCAGTGACGACGGGGAGTGGCGCATCTCGATGGAAATCAGCCAGCGGCCGGTCTTCCGGTTGATGGAACAGGAGGAGGTAACCCCATGAGCGTAGAACACGCGAACCCTGCCTTCTGGGCCGCGCTGGCTGCCTTTCAGGGCGCCGTTCGCGGCGTCGGAAAGGACCGGAAGAACCCGCACCTCAACAACAAGTACGCCACGCTGGAGAGCGTGTTCGAGACGATTCGAGAGCCGCTGGCCGCTCACAACCTGTCGGTGACCCAAATGTCACTGGTGGACGACGGGCGGGCGGGGTGTCGTACCGTCGTGGCGCACGCAGAGGGGGGGTATATCGAGTGCACCTTGATGCTTCCCTTGGGGGAGCAGCGCGGCATCTCGGCGGCGCAAGCGGTGGGCATCTGCCTGTCGTACGCCCGACGGTACGCCCTCATGGGTGTGCTCGGGCTGGCCACTGCCGACGAAGATACCGACGGCGGCCCGCCGGCCGGCAAGGGGACGCCACCGAAGCCCAACGAGCGGCCGGAGCCTGCCCCGCGTCGCGTAGCTGCCCCGCCCCCCCCGAAGGCCGACCCCGCCCCCGCGCCGGAGTCACCGACCGCCGCGCCAGCCCCCACCACCCCGGCGGAGGCCGGATCCGACGGTGGCACGGTGACCCGCGGCAAGTGGGCGCTTGCCGAACAGCGGGCGTTCTTCGCCGCGTTGGGGAAGCTGGGCATGACGTACGATCCCGTCTGCGCGATCTGTGCCGAGCGCAACCGGCCGCGCCCGTCGAACATGGCGCCGGATGACCGGAAGAAGCTGCTTTCGTGGCTGGAGACGGACGTTGGGCGTGCCGCCTACGCAGCCGCCGCGGAGGCGCTCGCGTCGTCGGTCGACGGCCCGCAGGGAGGTGCAGAGTGAGCGTCGACCGCTGGTTCTCCCGCATGGGTAGCCTGTTTGTCACGCACGCGAGCGCGGCCGGGGCCGAGTCCGCCGCACGACGGTACATCCAGGCCGGACAGGCTCACCGGGGCGTGTGCTGGGGCGAGATCCGGGCCAGCGCCGTGCAGGTCGCCCACCCTGACGGACACTGGATCACTGCGCTGGAGCCCACCCCGCCCGCCGCCCCCGCGATGCTCGTCGATCCCGTCGCGGTCGCGTGCTACGACACGCTGTCGGGCTGGGCGGTGGTGTCGTGGGGCGGGCCCCCGATGCTCGTCCCGGCGGAGCCCTTGACCGCGGTACTCGCCTTCTACTCCCCCAACCACCGCGCGACGTGGGGGCTGGGGCTGCCCGACGACCTCCGCGGGACCTACACCGGCCCCGTTGAGGAGCAGGCCGGCTACCCGGTGGCCCACGGTGACGAGCGCCCGCGGGCGCTGCTGCGATCCGTACTGTCGCTGCGCATGGCCCGCCGCGAGCGCGACGTTATGTTCGCGGGCGCCACCGAGGCGATCCGGCGCGACCCCGTGACCGGCGCTTGGGTCGTCGGCGACGGCCCGTTCGTGACGCCGGATCCCGCGGCGGACCACCGCCCCGACCTGACCACCACCACCGTAGAGGGTGCGGCCGGACACGCCGCACAGTACGCCCCGCCTGGGGAGGAGTAGCACATGGGCGCCGCCGAGAACTGGATCAGCTACACGCTGGAGGGCATCGAATCCCACCTTACCGAAGCCGCCGCGCGCGCCCACGTCGAGGCCTGGATGACCTTTTACTTTGAGGTCAATCGGCGCCTCCCCGATGAGACCGGGCGGGTGGCACGCGTGACCGCCGATCTGTTCGTCGAGTTCGAGGGCGGCGTTGGGGACGCCGTGATCACGGATCTGCGGTGGGTGGAGGTGGCGCCCCCGCCGCTTGATCAGGCGCAAGCGCTCGACGAGCGCGCCGAGGCCGTGGCTGCGGCGACGGCGGGAATGCACGCCGAGATCGACCGCCTGCGCTTTCGCGAGATCGGGCAGGCGCAGGAGATCGACCGCCTGCGCGCCCGCGTCGCGGAGCTGGAGGCGGAGGCCGCCCGCGCCGGGCGCTGGGTGGCCCGGTACGTGACCCAGCAGCCCGGCCTCGACCACGTGACGGTCGACCCGGACCGGGATCTGCTTCGTCGCGCGCTGCTGGCTCTGCGGCCGGGACGCGGTGAGAAGGGGCGCCCTCGGTGGTGGTTCGTCCATCACGCCTTGCTTCACGGATCCGGCGTGTCGCAGGCGATCTGTCTCGCGCTCGGCATCGACCCCGACGAGGTGGTACCATGAGCGCCACGATCTGGGTCCGAGAGCGCGTCACCTGCCCCACGCTGGAGCAGGTGGAGACGTACCTGCGCGCGCACGGGTGGGTGCAGGGCGAGCCGCACTCCAGCGGGTGGCGGATCTGGCACCACCCCCCCGGTCACAGTCTGTGGTCGCTCCCCGACCTGCCGGACGTGCAGCGCGTGGGCTGGCACCGGGTGGCGGCCGGGATCATCGAGGCGCTGGCGATCAACGAGGAGCGGTCCGAGCGCGCCATCGCGCTGGAAATGCTGGGGGAGACGCCATGATCGGCCACATGGAACGCATCAGCATCAGACCCCAGGACACCCACCACGCGGAGATCGGGTGCGGTACGGTGATGCCCGATCCGGGCGTGATCGTGCTCTGGCGTGACGACCGCGGCGACGTCTGGGAGGGCGACCGTGCCGAACGCAAGGTGCCGGCGTGGCTCTGGGCCGTCGCCGAGAAGTCCCGCGGCCCCGACGGTAAGCCCCGCCCGGTAGCCGCCTACCCTGCCGCCGTCGTGCGGCGCACAAGGAGACAGCCATGAGTGATCCTGCACGGTACCAACTGATGCGCGAGCGGTGGTCTCCGGCTCGGTGCGTGGCCGCAGGGCGCGACGCGGAGGAGTTGGTCGCCGCGATCCAGGCGCTACCCGGCTTGACCCACGATCAGCGCGCCGCCTACGCGCTGCGGCTCGCCGACGCGGCCGTCTACGTCGCGGCGCAAGCGCGCGACCGGGTGGAGCGCGACGAAGCGGAGGCCCGTCGACGGGAGACGTGGGCCGGGCAGTCGGCCGGCCTGCCGCGGGCGGTGGTCACGCACCCAGATCCAACGTGGCCAGCGACGCGACAACTCGTCGTAACCAGCGTCGCAAACGGCCAAATCGTCGCACGCTTCGGGCCGGCGCCAACAGACAGCATCGGCTACTCGGTGCGCACCGGGTGGTCGATGGGCGGCGCATCCCGCATCGACGTCGAGCAGACCCTGACGGCGTGGCGTGAGTACTGCGAGCGCCGCCGTGCGCCGTAGCGTCTGGGCCGAGCTCGGGGAGCGTCAGGTGGCCGAGCTCGCCACGCAGCTCGGGCTCGAGGCCGGCCGCCGCGCGACGTGGGCGTGCCCCTCGTGCCGGGCGACGACGCGGGCCGCAGGCGACCGGCGCGGGCCGGTGGGCGTGTCGGGCACCGGGTGCGGGTGGCGCTGCCACCGCTGCCAGGCCGGGGGCGACGGCGCCGACCTCGTGGCGTGGGCGCTTGCCGGGTGTCGCAGCCGCGAGGCCACCGCCGAGCAGGCCGACGACGCGCGGGCGTGGGCAGTCGAGCGGGGGCTGGTGGCCCCTGACCCGGCTCACCCGGCGACGGCCCGCAGCATCGCCTACACCCCGCCGGCCCCGCCCGTCGAGGCGCCGCCCCGCTACCCGAGCGCGGAGCAGCTCGCCGACGTCCGCGCCGCGTGCCGGGTGCGCAGCGCCGCCAGCGCCGCGGGCTGGCGGTGGCTCGGCGAGCGCTTCGGGCGCGTCGATCTTGCGCGCCCTCGATCGGCAGTCGCAGGGCGCACGGCGGACCTGGTGCCCGGCGGGTACCCGCTGGTCGTGCCGCTCTGCGACGCCACCGGCGAGACGAGGTCAGTACACTGTCGCCGCGCCGACGAGGCGCACCCCAAGACCCGAAACCCTACGGGATACGATGTTCGCGGGCTGTTCTTCGCTGACACGACGGCGCTACGGATGCTTCGCGGCTTGCCGCCGACCACCGACCTCGCGATCGTCGTGGAGGGCGTCACTGACTACCTGCGGGCGTGCCAGATCGCCCCGCCCGACGTCGCCGTCTTCGGCGGAGTCTCCGGGTCCTTCCTGGCGATCGGCGCGCTCGCCTGCCTACCGCCCGACGTGTGGGTGCTCACCGACGCCGATGACAAGGGCGACCACTACGCCGGCCGGGTCGCGGCCGGGTGCTCACGCGCGGTACGGGTCCGGCCGCCCGACGGTAAGGACCTCGATAGCGCCGGATGGACTTGGGATGACGTCGTGCGCACAGCGCTGTTTTGAGCGCGTGGCGCCCGTGGTCGTCTCTCGCGTCGTGACATTCTGTGACAACTGCGCCGTTGCCGGCGCGCCGTGAGCGGCTAGATAGATGGTGTGCGGGGCACGGAGCCCTGACCACCGAAGGAGAGACACCATGCTGACCGACGCCGACATCGCCGCCATGACCGCCGCCGCCGCGCCCACGCTCGTCACCGTCACCCGCACGTTGGAAGCCGTCATCGTCCCCGCCGGGCGCTATGACCATTGCAGCCGCGGCAAGGGATCGATCCGCAACAAGCGCTCCGGTGCGACGGAGTGGGCGGAGCAAGAGGGCAACCGGTTCCGCATCCCCTGCCACCCCGGCAAGGGGTGGTCGACCTGGTACCAGAAGTCGAGCGATGGGTTCAACCGGACGTCCGACACGACCGTGGAGGTTCCGCCGCAGCTTACCGTCACGGTGAGCTACGACCCGGCGGTGAGCACCGAGGACGCGGCACTGCGCGAGGCCGTCAAGGCCGCCGGGTACGCGATCGGGGGCGACGAGACCGCGGTCTGGGCCTGACCCTCCCGGCCCCGGCCACCACCTGCCCCGCTGGCGTCATAGCCGCGGGGATCACCCCGTAGAGGCGCCCCCGAACGGGCGCCCGAAGGAGAGACACCATGACGACTCACCCCTACGGCTTCGAGATCACCGACCCTGCCGAGGTCGAGCGGGCCTCGACCCTCCGAGCCGCCCTGCGCGGTCGCGGGCGCTGCGTCGTCCCCGTCCGGCTCCGGTGCGCCGACATCGGGCGCTTCGGCGCCGACGCCGCGCGCTTTGGTGCCGAGATCGTCGCCGTCGATCACGTCGGCGGCGACGATGAGATGACCTACGCCGACGTCGCGGGCGAGGCGGAGGGCCTCGCGGCCCTCTGGTACTGGATCAAGCATGGATGGGAGGACCGCACCTACTCCGTGCAGGCCCAGGGCCGCACCGATCGTGAGGACGCGCTCGCTTGGATGCGCGTGATCGGCACGCCCGACCAGATCGAAGCGGCGGAGCGCTTCCGCGCCGCCGACGTCGGCGACGGCTGCGCAGGGTGGGAGCAAAACGGGCGCTGACCACCATCCCGGCTCCGGCCGGGCCCCATTGGGGGCGGCGATCCGTGCCAGCGGACGCCGCAAGGTAACCACCCCACTGGCCAGCCGCGCGACAGTATCGCGTCTAACCCTGCGGGGAAGCCCGCTAATCGGAGGCTATCGTGTTGTTCCGCTCACACCCCATGCCCTGGTCCGCTGCCCTCACCGCGTGGCTGGCCGCCGCGCGGGCGCCCAACGCGGGCGCTCCGGTCCTCGAGGCCGGCGTGCTCGACGGGGCCGCGTCGCCCCGTGGGCTGCGCGAGGTGGCCCTCCACACCGCGGCGGCGTACGTCGCGGCCGAGCGCGAGGCCGCCGCGGAGTCGGGCGGCGACCGCATGATCTGGGGCGCGTCGACGCCCCAGATCGACGCCGACGGCGCCCTGACCTGGGGGTGCGGGCGGTCGACCACGACCATCCGGCCCGTCGCCGATGGGTACGTCGTCGAGGTCGCCTGTGAGGGCGACCCCTACGCCTGCGCGGCCCTCGTGCGCGCCGACGCCGCCCGGCTGGCGGGCGTGACGTGGGCCTGGGTCCGGCCCGACGTCCGGCCCGTCGAGCGGGCGCGGCGGGAGCTGGCGGCAGTCTAGGTGAGGGGCGCCCCATTCGGGGCGTTAAACCGCAGCTCCGGTCCCAAGCCCGGAGCGAAGGAGGCAACATGCGCCGAGAGTACGAAGAGGATGAGCCGAGCACCTGTCGATTTTCCGTGCTGCGCCGCCGGGACGCCACGGGCGTCTCGGGGATCGGCCACGTGGCCGATGGCGCGCAATTCGCCGACGGAACGGTGGTAGTGCGGTGGCGCGGAGCGTACCCTACGACCACCACCTACACGTCGATGGACGCGGTACGCGCGATCCACGGGCACAGCGGGATGACGACGTTCGTGTGGCTCGATGGCGTCCGGGGCGTCGGCGCCGAGAACGCCATGCTGGACGGCCTCGAAAACGCCCGCAATGGCTCCGTGGGCCTGCATGTGGACGCCTTGGCGCGCCTCACGCTGCCCCCGTCGGAGTGGCGAGCGCCGGACACGGTGCCGGAGGCGCGGCGGCGCCTGTGGCTGGAGGGCTACGCCGACTTCGAGGGCGTGGCGTTGCTGGAGGTGACGCCATGAAGATCACGGCCAGCGTGGAGGAGGCACGCGAACGCGCCCAGTCGGACTGCGCACAGGACAAGGCCACCAACTCTCACGGCGGCAGCGTCGGCGTATGGCTGCTGTCCGAGCGGGGCAAGGCGCGTGCCCCGGCCTACGTCGCGCCGGAGCACGCAGAGGCGTACGTCACCGAGTACCGGCGGCGTAGCCGTCTAGGGTATCGCCTGACCTGATCACCCGGCCCGCTGGCCCACGCGGCGGGGCTCGCCCACACAGGCGCCACATCGCCAGGAGCACACATGCAGATCGACATCGACAGCGCCCTCGCCCACATCTACGTCGAGCACGTCCAGGCCACCTACGCCGGCCCCCGCGACGCCTGGGAGGTCGACGACGGCGGGCCCGTGCGCACCGTGCCCGCGCGGGAGGTGCCCGAGGCGTGCGGCGCCGTCGAGCACCTCGACCGCCTCCATGTGCGTCACTGCATGCGGCTGGCCGTCGCCGAGACGGACGACCCGGCCGCGGCGATGGGCGAGGCCGGGCCGGCATGACCTGGCCCACCAGCGACTACCTACGCGCCCGCGCCTTTGTCGTCCGGCGGTGGCCCGACATCGCCGACGACATCGACGTGTGCGCGGTGCTCGATGCGGCGCGGGCGTCGTGGTACCCCGACCTGGGGTGCCGGTGGGGCCCGTGGTGGCGGTGGGCACTGCACGACGCCGTGAAGCGCCACCTCGCACGCGAGCAGACCCGCGCGCGCACCCTCGACCGGCTGGCGCTCCAGCCGGGCCCGGAGCACGGGCCGACGCCGGACGAGCAGGTGAACGCAGTCCAGATCTGGCTGACCGCGCTACGAAAGCTCCGCGAGACCGCCAAGATCGGCGAAGACCTCACCCCGGCACGATGACCCCGGCGACGGCCTGGAGGTACGCCGCATCGAGGCCGAGCGCCCGCGCCAGCCCCGCGGCGAGCACGACCCCGAGCAGCGTCATCAGCGCGCGCCCGGGGATCGACGCCGCGAATCCGGCGACCGCATCCCACGCGCGACGTCGGGCTTCGACCGCGCCCCGGTCGGCGTCGAGGTGGGCGGCGAGCTGCGTGCGCGTGGCGCGCGCCTCGTCCGCGAGCTGGCGCAGCGCCGCCACGAGGTGCCCGACCTGCCCCGCGGTAAGGGCGTCGGCGGCTGCGTCGGCTGCGTCGTGCTCGTCAGTCATCGTGACATTCTGTGACAACTGCGCCATGGACGGCGCGCCGTAAGCGGCTAGATAGATGGTGTGCGGGGCACGGGGCCCCGGCGAGAAGGAGCACACCATGAACGGCATCACCTGCGACACCGAGATCTCCGACATCATCGCCGCCGAGGTCGACGCGGAGACCGGCACGACCGCCGCGAGCGACGCGCTCGCCGCCATCCGCGCCGACGGCCACGTCTGCCCCTGGGCGATGTCCACCAAGTGGGTGCGCCTCGGGCGCGTGAAGGTCGGCTCCTTGGACGAGCACACCCCGTGGATGCACGACAGCTACCAGCGCAACGTGTTCTTCGAAGTCATGGACAACTCGCGATACTGCTGGGTGCGCGTCGAGTACCGGCGGTACGGCCGCGCGGGCAAGATCCGGACCTCGACGTATCGCGGGATCTTGCACCTGAGCCCCGACGAACACAGCAACCGGTGGTGGTGGAATAGCGCCCCCGACGACGCGGAGTAGCCCGCCGCCCCCGCGGGGGCTCGGTCCGCGGCTGTCCTGCCGCGCTGACGAGGCCGAGACGGCCGAAACCGAGCAGGAGCAACGATGCGCACGATCACGACCAACGGGGACAAGACGACCGAGGCTATCGCGACGATCCAGGAGCTGAACCGCGAGGCCATGCGGGCCCTGTTGGTCGTCACCGACAAGGCCGAGGCGCGGCGCGTCTGGGCGCTTCCCGGCGTGGCCGGGTCGATGTTCTACCCGATGACGTTCGCGGAGTTCGCGCGCGGGGGCGACGGCGACCTGTCGAACGTGTCCCACTTCGTGATCGCCGACGCCGCCGCCCTGCTGAAGCGGCTGGCGTGCGGTCGGGAGGTCGTGGTCGTCACCGCTCCGAAGTGAGGCCACGTCAGCCCCCGAGCGCGCGCAAGGCGTCGCGTACGGCGGGCGGCTCGTGGGCGTCGTCGGCGACGGCCACGCCGGTCACCGGCTGTCGAGCCCGCAGCGCCCACGCGGCCGTCAGGAGCAGCGCCACGGCGGCGCCGAGGATCAGCCCGACGCCCACCCAGCCCGGCCACGCGGCGGCGACGAGCGCGGACGCGAGCGCCGACAGGCCGGCGCCGAGGGTCAGGCGGGGGTCGGCGCAGGGCTCGGGCGTCACGCCGCGTCCACCGCTGCGGCCCGGATCGCCGCGATCGTGCTGCGCAGCTCGCCCGCGTCGAGCACGCCGTCGCGGCACGCGTCGGCGAGCGACCGGAGCGCCGCGGCGATCACGTCGAGCAGGCCGCCGCCGGTAGACAGGAGCACCGCGAGCGAGCCGAGCACGGGTGCGGCCCACCCCGGGACGGGCACCGAGACGGCGTCGTCGGGGATCTGGGCGCCGGCGTAGTCCAGGTTCGTCACGAGGTCGCGCAGGATCTCCGCGGCCTCCGCGGCGTCGACGAAGCGCCCGTCGGGGGAGTCGACGGCGCCCGCGTCCGCGAGGCCCTGTGCGGCGTCCGCGACCGCGTCGAGCAGGTAGTCGACAGGGCCGTCGGACACGCTGCCGCCGCCGACGAAGCCGCCGATCAGGCCCGCCGCGGCGGACAGGAGGTAGGCGGACAGGACGGAAATCTTAAGCTTCTTGCCCATCTTCAGCTCCTATGCCGTCTCGACGACGGCGAAGGCGTACATCCCATCGGCCACCACCGCCTGCTGCGACGACGTGAGCGAGGCCCACCACTGGGGCCACACGGCCGCCAGCTCGGTAGCGGCGGCCGTCGCCGAGGGCGCACAGTCGGCCACGAGGCGGCGCCACTCGGACCGGCTGATCTCGGGCGACGCCGTGTCCCAGGCGCCTCCGGGCGCGTTGCCCCAGTGTAGCCGGGCGCGGTAGCCCAGCATGACGCCGCCCTGGACGTGTGCGCCAAACTCCGCGTTTGTTAGGATGATCCCCATCAATCCTCCAGCGAGGCGGCGGCCTCACCGATGCGGCGCGCGGCCCTGTCGACGATCTCCACGTACCCGCAGGTGCAGTCGTCCGCAAGCCCGCGACGAACGCCGCCAAGTGCCGCCTGGATCTGCATCACGTCGCGGCGGGCTTGGGCGACCCGGCGGTCGGCCTGACCGATCACGGCCTCCGCGGCGATCATCCTCGCGAGCACGACGGCGACCACCCACGCGCACGCCAGCGCGGCGGCGAGCACGAGCACGATCGCCCACACGGGCACGGGTACGAGGTGGTCCACGGGGCCTCCGTGCGCACAGTCTAGCCCGGAACTGTGCGGCCGGTATGCCGCTTTGCGCGCCGGTTGTTGCGGATTCGCACACTTGGCGACCGGTGGCGCACACGCGCGGCGATCGTGCCGGTTGGTGCGTTCTGGCGTCGTGACATATCGTGACAGTGTGCGCCGTTTCCGGCGCGCCACCAACGGCTATTAGGTGGGTGTGCGGCGGCGATGACCGGCCGCCGGGGGAGAGACGATGGCCCGGACCGAGATCAGGAAGCGGATCGACAACAACGGGCGCCTCTGGTTCGAGCGGTGGTCCCGGGCCGCCGCCAGGTGGATCCGGATTGGCGAGGACGAGACGATCGTGCTTGTGTCCACCGGTCGGGCCTTCTGGAGCGTCTGCGAAGTGGCGCCGCACCGCCGTTCCCGTCACGAGGCGTCGCGGACCTAGCCCCACGGGCTCACGCCCTCGCCCCGCTCGGGTCATGCCGGCGGGGTTGACGGCGTAGGAGGGCACATGCCGAAGAGTGTAGGTGACACGCACCGGGACATCCAGGCCGACGTAGCGATGCTGGCGATGCTGGCGTCCGATGCGGTGGACGCCGACAAGGCGCTGCGTGCGGCCCTGCGTGCGGCCGGGCACCCTGCGCCGGAGGCAGGGCTTCGGGCCGTCTTGTTCGCGGTGCTGCATGCCGGCATTCGTCCGGCGGTGGCCCGCGACGGAGGCTCGTAGCCTCCCGATCTGGCTCGATTCGGCGTGCCTCCGTACGGTGCGGGGGCACGAAACGTGCGTAGGGGCGAAGTAACTAGGCCGGTTGTCCCGGCCGTTTGGAGGAGTGATGGAACCAGGAGACAGGATCGTCAGGCGGAGCGCGTACCAGCGCCGCGAGTACGAGGCGGCGCCGGTGCGGACGGTAGCGCGCGTCACGCCGGGCGGGAGCCTGCGGCTCACGTCGGGGGCGCTGGAGCGGGCCGAGTTCTGGCGCGTCGCCACCCCGGCGGAGGTCGCCGCGTGGGACGCGCACACCGCCGCGCGGGCCGCGGCGGATGTGGTGGCCGGCCACATGGCGGCGTGCCCGTCGCTGTCGAGCTGGGGTCCGGAGCCGATCAGCGCCGTGCAGCGACGGGCGGCCGCCGTGCTCGCGTGGGCGGCGCGACTCGCCGAGCTGCACGCGCAGCTTGAGGCGGCGATGGGCGCCGCGGCGGTCGCGCTGGAGGCGTGCCAGCCGACGCCGAAGGGGTGACTACTGCGGCAGCACGATGTCGTCGTCGCCGAGCGGCACGATGCTACCCGTGGTCGGCGGGGCGGGGCGGATCTCAATCTCCAGTCGTACCCGGCAGTGGTCGTCGAGCTCGACCGCGATCACGTCGGCGGCCGCGTCGATCAGAAGGTGCGTCGACACGAGGTGCACGACGTCGCCTGGCCGGATCCAGGCGTAGGCGGGCGGGCAGTCGAACACGACCCGGCGCCGGGAGGCTGCGTCACGGGCCGCGCGCCAGAGCAGGGTCAGCGCAGCGCCGTCGCGGTCGGGGAGGGTGTCGGTGGTCAGGTCCTCGCCATCGAGCACGCCGAGCCGGGACGCCGACTGCTCGACCACGAGGGAGCCGATCGCGTCGGGGTCGTCTGGGTCCGGCGACGGCCCGAGCGTGGTTCGGCGGAGGTACTCGTTCGACGCCGCGTCCAGCGCCCAGCGGATCGTCCGCCGGTTGCAGCGCTCCCATGGTGGCGCCTGGTACTGCACGGGCCCGACGTGAGCGACGCCCGGCCCCTCCGTGATCGTGGCCACGGTCGCCGTCGAATCCCACCGCCAGGGCACGAGGTACAGGCCGGCCGGCCCCACGGCGACGGACACGGGTAAGAGCGGCAGCAGGTTGTCAGCCACGTAGTCCCAAGGCGACACGGCTTCGTCGGCGTACCCGGCCACCTTCCAGCGATCGAGCATCGGCCGCACCGCGGCAAGGCGCGCGCGGTCGATGCGGTCGACTGACCGGCCGAGCCACCACTCGATCAGGTGCCCCATCGTGGACAGTTCGGCGCCGTCGATGTCGGACAGCAGCGCGCCGCTGTTCTGGTTCCAGCTGATCCAGTAGTCGCCGGCCTGCTGGATCGCTAGGGCCTCCGCCGAGATATCAACGACGGCGCACAGTTGGCCGAGGCCGTCCGTCTCGTGCGTGACATCAACCACCTCGGTGGACCAGCCGCCCATCACAGCGTCGTCGCGGTACAGGAGGGTGACGTTCGCCGAGGCCACCCGGTGGCCGGCGATCAGGAGCTTCGTCGCGATCTCGCCGACCGACGAGTAGTCGACGATCAAGGCCGGCGATCCGGGCGCCACGATCGCCGTTCCGTCGGCTTCGCGGTACGATCCGGGACGGCCCCACACGGTCGGGTAGACGCGGCCGTCGTGATCGGGCAGGCGGTCGGGCCACGTGTCAGCCGAGACCGCCGCCGAAGGCGCTGGGTGAGTCGCGCGGTCGTCCCAGGGTGCCCATTCGACCGTGAAGGTCACGAGCGAATGCCTGGATCCTTCGGGGTTCAGGATCTCGTCGTAGTCGGGCTCGACTACGCGGCCCGCGATCACGACCTCACGCCACGTGCGATCGGTGCCTACGCGGTGCATCGCCAGTTCGGCGGTCGCGGCCGACAGGTCGTGACCGAGCGCGATCAGCGAGGCGACCGACTCCGGCCAGACGACCTCGATCTGCGCGGTTGGCGGCGATGGCGACGTCGACAGCGGCTCCGCTTCGAGTCGCACGCGAAGGCCGGCGAGGCCGGCCAGGTAGGTGCGCGTGCTGGATCCGTCGGCGACCTCCATCGTTTCCGACGCAAACCGCCAGATCCGGCCAGCGAAGGTCACATCCAGCAGCCACACCAGTTGTTCGCCGGGTTCGGGTCGAAGCCTCACACCTCCTCCCGGATCGTCAGGGTGGCGACGCGCACGAGCTCTGTATCGAGCTCTTCGCCGAGCACGTTTTCGACGCGCACCGGCCCCTCCAGCCGCCCATAGAGGTGCTGGCCCCGGCGATTCAGCAAGACCGCCACGTCGGACGCCCCGCCCTTCACGAGCCGCGGGAGGTAGACGACGTGGCCCGCGGCGCCGGACTGCGCGCGGTGGATCCCGTCGAGCACGGTCGGGGTGGTGCCGACGAGCGCGGCGGCGAGGGCACCCGAAGCGGCCGACGCCAGGAGGTAGTCAGGATCGGCCTCACCGCCCGGATCCACGGCGGCGCTCGTCTCGATCCCGTCGACCCATCCGACCTCGACCAGCCGGCGGGGGACCGCTCGAACGCGCGACGTCGACGTGCCGTCCGCCTGCTCGATGATCTCGGTAGCGGTGTCGGTCTCGACGACGCGGCCCCACGAGTAGTCCTCCGGCATGAGCACGACCGGCCCGACGACAAGACTGCCAAGCTCGTGGATCCCGCCGGGTGGACGCGGGATCGTGGAGCTTGGGACCGGGACCCGCAGCCGGATCCCAGAGTACACCACGCCGGCGAGATGCAGCACGATCACGACGTCGCGCGGGATGATGTGCAGGGTGCCCGACGTCGGATCGATGGACGCGGCGTCGACGCGGAGCACGGGCCGGCGCGTCGTGGCGTTGGTCCACTTGCCCTCCGTGTTTGCCTGGATCTCCCAGGCGTAATGACCGGCCGAGTAGGTCCAAGCGTACGCTCCGCGAACCTCCTCTCGTACGAGCGTGGGCGAATCGGCGGGAGCGGTCGTGGATGGCCGAACGACGTTGCCGTCGCGCACGTACGGCAACGCCTCCAGGCCGTCGTACAGGTTGACGGCGGCAAGCGTGACCCATGCGGACGTGTCGGCGTCGTACCCGGCGATCTCGACGCGGCCGATGGTGGATCCGAACAGGCCAATCGCGATCGTGTCGCACCCGACGGAGGCGTCGCCGATCTCGGACCACCGAACCGCGACGTCGGCCTGCGTCGCCGAGTCCCAGCGAGCGAGCACGCGCGGGCTCGGTTGCCCGTTGTGCGGCAGGATCCGGGCCAGCGGGTAGTCGTCGGACGCCTCGACAGACCACAGGTCACCGCGCACAGTCGGCCCGTCCGTCGCCGAGAGGATGAGGCCACCGTCTACGTAGGTGCCGCGCGGCGAGAACTCGCGGGCGCCCAGGTCGTCCGGGTTGGTTTGCCCGGAACAAAGCCGCGTCTTGCCCGCGTAGATGTCGCTCACGTCAAGGAAGCGATGCCATACGGAGGTGCTGGCCGACGCCGTGAGGTGGCCCCACGTGATCGCGTTGGCGCCAGCTGCGCCCGCGTTGTCGGTGAGCGCGTCCGACGACGCACCCAGGATCCAGAACCGATCGGCGGGGTGCGTCGCGTCCGCGTCGCGGTACCACACGCGCACGGCGCCGTTGCCGTCGGCGTCCTTGCCGAGCGCAACACGGATGTCGACGCGCCCGGAAAGCGTCACGGTGGCGATCGTGGTTGCCGCGGTGGCGTCGGCAACTCGGAAGCCGGTGGCCGTATGCCGAATCACGACGACCCACCCCTCCGTGCCGTCGTCGACGCGCACGAGGCATGCAACCTGATTCGTCGACAAGGACCCGCCGGACGTCACCTCGACCGAGTATTCGGCGATGATGCCGTGGTCTACGCTGCTGGTCGGGGCTCGCGTGTAGGACCGCGTCTGCGCGATCGTCGTCGTGACCGTCAGCGCGCCACTCCCGAGCGCATCGGATCCGGCGCCGGCCGCCGTCCAGTACGTGTCGCCGGGCTCGTCGAATGGAAGCCACGTGCGTTCCCAGGACACGCGCTCGTCTTGCCGGGCGAACCGGGTGTACCCTGGTAGGGTGTGCGTCGAGTAGCCCCCGAGGTAGATCGCGACCAGCGACGGATCTGCCGTGCCGGGGTCGGCGGTGAACGTGCCGACCATCACGATTCGCCCCTGGCTGGGGCAGGCGCTGAACGCGGTCGGGTAGGTCGCTACGTCGTTCGCCGCCCACCACGTGGTGAGCCCGGCAGTGGACGAGCCCTGGCCGACGCCGGACCAGGTCACCCCGCCGTCGGTGGAGCGGACCAGGATCCCCTCACCCGTGACGGTCGGTTGCCGGCCGAACGCGAAGATCGCCCCCGTCTCATCGACGCAAGCCCCGAGGTCGCCGAGCACGAGCACCTTGCCGGCGACCGTGGCCCACGCCTCCGTCGCAGATGCGACGTCGTAGGCGGTCGCTACCTCCAGATCGTACGATGCGGACGACACGACCCGCGCGCGCGGCTTGCGGTCGATCGCGGTCAGGTAGAGCACGACGAAGCCGGATCCGGCGGCGAGCACCTCGGGGAGCATCCCGCCCGAATCGGCTACGTCGTCGGTCGACCACGCCCCGTTGACGAGTTTGAAGCTGACTCCGTCATCGGTGCTGTGCCACTGCGCCAGCGTGTCGAGGTAGTCCAGATCGGTGTCACGGGCCTGCAGGTGGGCCACGAGCAGGACCTGCCCGTTGGCGTACGCGCACCGGAGGCGACCGAGGATGTAGCCACCGAGGCCGGCGCCGGTGGTGCTGGCGTAGGCTACGTCGTCGGCGAGGCAGTACGACTGACCGAGCGCCCACGTCGCGCCGTCGTCGTCACTGTACCACATGCGCACGTTGCCGAGCCCGGTGGTGGCGGTCACCGGATCGAACACCCAATGATAAAGATGCAGCCGCCCACTCGGCAAGCGAAGCAAGCACGGGTGGAACGCCTGCGACGTCGGCAACGCAAACGACGTCGAGTAGACCGTGACCGTCGACCACGTGTCGGCGGTCGGCGACCGCACCGACACCTCGATGCCGTCGTCGGCGGGCGCGCGGCCGCTGTCGTCGGTCTGGTACGCGGTGACGACAGTGCCGTCAGCGAGCGAGATCGCGTGAGGCCTGGCCGTCGACACGAGCGTGCCGGACGGCGCGACGCGGACGGCCTCGTACCCGCTGATCGTGCCGGGTGGCTCCCAGCCCCGGTATTCGTCGGTATCGTCGGTGCTGTTGCGCCAAACGAACGTGGCTCCGTCGATTTCCGGCAGGCCACCACGAAGCGTCAGGATCCGGAGGTGGGTGCCCTCGGCTTGCTCGCCGGAGCTGGTCAGCGTCAGGCCGGTCACCTGATCCGGGTCCGGCACGCCGGGGCGGGGCGACGTCTGCACGAGCGTTGTCTCGGCGTCCCACAGGGCTACGCCAGCGTCGTTGGCCAGCAAGGCCCGGTATACCGCTCGCGATTGGTCGGACGCCATCAGCGCCTCCGGGTGGACCGGCCGACCCGGTCCCCGCCAGCGATAGCCCGGTGCAACGCTCCGCGCCGGGTGTAGGCTTCGGCCGCGACTTGATCCATCACGCGATGCCGGAGCATCAGCGACACGGCGGCGCCAGATCCGCCGGACGGCTCACCGCGGTTCGCGGCGTTGACACCTGCTTCGCCGCCGACCGCGCGCACGCCTGCAGCCGTCAAGACGGCCTCGTTGCGGCGCGCGCGGATTGCCACCTCGTCGGGCGCGCTGGATCCGCTGGCGCCGATCATGCCGCCCGCGTGAAACGTGGGCAGGGGCGCCGCGGCGGCGGTCGCGAGTTGTACCGCACCCAACGCCGACATTGCCACGATGCCGGGGATGTTCAGCGGGGGCGGCGCGCTTGCGGCGGCCTTCGTGATCGCGGCGGCGGTGTTGACCGTGACCTCCAGAATCCCGGCCGCTTTCGCCATCTTGGCGCGGGTCATGGCTGCGTCGCGCGCCGCCTGCAGCTCTGCTTCCGTGGCCGTGCCGGTGGCCTCGAGGGCGGCCAGGGCGCTGGCGGCGGCGTCGGCGCTCGACTGCCCGGCGAGCGAGACGAGCGCGCCGAACGAGCCGGCCACCGTGGCGCCCGTGTCCTGCCACGCGGCGCGTAGCGTGGCGGCGTCGCGCTGTGCCTGCGCGGTCATCTGCTCGCCCGCGCGGCGCGAGGCCTCCAGCGCCCGATTAGACGCCTCCGCCTGCGTCGCGAGGGCATCGGCCATCGCCGAGGTGGACGCGTCCACGGCGGTGGCCTTGGCGAGCTCCGCCTGCTCGATCGCCTCTGCGCCACCCCCGGCCGTCGCCGTAAGGGCATCGATCTGGGCAATCTGCTCCACGAGCTGCAGCGTGATCCGGTGCATCGGATCCGCCGCCGCGATGGTGCTCGCGGTCGCCATGGCCTGGATCCGGTCCAGGGCGGCGAGCTGCGCAGCCTCCTCGCGGGCGGCGTCGGCGGCGCGGCGTGCCGCTTCGGCCTTGGCTTCCTTCGCGGCCCTTGCCTGTTCGTCGTTTTCGGCCTCGACGTCGACAAGCAGACCCAGCGCGATCAGTTGCTGGCGCTCCTGTTCCAGCGCGGCCTCGACGTCCTCCGCAGACTTGGCAAGATCGGTGTTTGCCGCGGCAAGATCGCGGCCGGCCTTCGTGTTCGCGACTGCGCGCGGCAACACCTCGTCGAGCGCGTCGACCATGTTGAGCAGTGGCACGATGCCGAACGACACGACATCGTGGAACATGTTCGATTGGTTGCCGGCCTCGATCATGACCTCCGCGAACGCGATAGCGACCGATACACCTCGGCTAAGGCTGCCGGTGAGACGGCCGACCGTCTCGCCGGCTGCTAAGACTTGCGGGACGAAGGCGTTGAGGGTCCCAAGCAAGTCGCCGACCCCATCGGCGGACGCGGCGGCGAACGCCTGCTTGGCTTGCATGGCCGCCGCCGTGAGCGAGTCGATGGACGTCTGGGCCTCGGAGATCGACGCGAGTTGCGTGGCGGTGACGGCGGACGTTGCGCCGAGCTCTGCAAGCGCGGCCTCCGTCGCCGCGAAGTCGCGGATGCTCGACACCGCGGCGCCGATCGCTGCGCTTGCGCCCGCGGCAGCCCCGCCGATCAGCAGCATCGAGGCGGCGGCGGCGCCGGCTACGGGGCCGAGCGCTGCGATCCCCTTGCCGACGTCCGCTACGTCGCCGACAATCCCGCCGAACACCTTCTCGGCGCCGGCCTTGATGTCGCCCAGTCCGGCCTTCCACGAGGCAGCGGATCCGGATGCGGCGCCCTTGGCCGCGCGCTCGGCGGCCTTGATCTCCCGCGACAGTTGGCCGGCCATGGCCTTGGCCTCGACACCCGTAATGCCGGGGATCTTCGCCATTTCCTCGCGGAACTTGTCGAGGCGCGCCACGACGTCGAGGCCGATCGTTTCAGCCACGGGCCACCTCCGTGAGGATTGCGCGCTTGAGCTCGGGTAGCGCCGCCCTGACGCGCGCTTTCATGGGGCCGGAGATCAAGTGCGGAACGAGGAACTTGGGCGTTCCCTGTGCGGCTTTCGGGTTGGGCTCGTACGCGATCCCCATGCGCCCGACAGGCATCCCTGCGCGCTTGCGGCGACCCCACTCCTCGTTGCCGACCTCGACATCGAGCAGCGCGGTGGAACGGGGCTGGCGCACGTAGAGCGGTACGGGCTTGCCGCCCGCGCGGCGCGTGTCGGTGGATCCGACGCTGACCCGTACCTCGGACTCGGAGATCGTCACGGTGACGTCGATGTCGCCGGAGCGGCCCGTGCGGCGCGTGACGAGGCCGTACCACTGGCGCTCGGCGTCGGTCGCCACGTCGGACGCGATCGCCTCCAGGCGGCTCACGAGGCCCCGGCTGGCGGCGTCGGCGGCGCGTCGGTACAGGTCGGCGATCGTGCCGCTGACCTCGATCGTGACGTCGCCGGCGCGGTAGCGGGTGACGCTCACAGGCTACCCCCACGGGCGGCCGCGGCGGCCTTGGCGAGCTCGCGCAGGTCGGGCGGCGGCTTCGGGGTCTGCCCGGACTCGGCGCGGTAGAGTGCTAGGATCATGATCTGCCGCTCCCTGTCGAGCCCGTAGTACCACATCGGGTCTTGCGCGACCGTCAACCCTAGTCGGATCGCCCACCGGTCGAGGGCGCCCCGCCTGCCCCCAAAGGGCCGGCGGCCTCTGCGACCTCGGGCTCACGCGGAGACAGGTGCTCGACCATCAGCGGCAGGATCCGGTTGCCGGCCTCCGCGATGGCCGTGCGCGACACGCCGAGGCCGATCAGCCACGAGTAGACGTCGCCGCCGTACCGCATCAGGTCGTAGTCGGGGCCGTACTTCGCGGGGGCGTGGCGCTGGATCCGCGTACCGAGCGCGATCGCCGCGGCCTGGACGCGGAGCAGGCGCACCCCGCCCGCGTCGAACGCGGGGGCCCACGCGGTCGCGCAGTCGTCGCGCGCTGCGAAGTTGGGCAGGATCACGGCGTGCGACGGGCCGACGCCGGGGACGTCGAGGCTGATCGTGGGCGGTGGCGTCGGGGTGCTCATCGGATCACGCGATCGTCAGGTAGTCGGTGGAGAGCGCGTGCGCAGTGCCCTTGATCGACAGTTTGCCGGGGATGCCTTCGGCAAAGTCGACCTCGAACGAGCAATACTTCAGCGTGATCGAGCTGTCGGCGGTCGCGCCGAAGTTGCTCCGCTCGCCGGTCCACGCGAGTTGGAGCAGGTACGCCCCGCCCTGGGCGGCGCTCGCCTTGCTGGTTGCCGACGCCCACGCCCCGAGCTTCAGCAGTGCGTCGCCGGGCAGGGCGGTGGATCCATCGCCGATGATGCCGGTGGCGTGACAGGTGAACGTGAACGGGATGGACATGCGCTCGACTTCGCGAACCGCGTACGGAATGCCGCGGGTCTTGAACTCCTCCTTGCGCATCTGGTCGGACATCAGGCCCTGCACCTGCAGGTCGCCGTCCTCGTACAGAATCGTCAGCGACAGCGGGGTGCCGGTCGCGTCGGTGATGACGATCGACCCGTCCTTTGGAACGAGCGGGTTGGCGGAAACGGACATACACCCTCCTTAGTTTGGCGCGACGTGCTGGACGTCGAACGCCAGTCGGATCTCGTACCACATGGGATCCGGCGTAACCCGGACGTCTTGGGCCTTCCACCGGATCGAGCAGTCGCCGGGGGACGACGGGGACACGGCGCACACCGCCACGCGCACGGCGGACGCGGCGTCGAGCGCGGCGTCGTACGCAACGATCTGGTCCTTGGGGGTGGCGCGCCAGAACAGCACGACCACCATTCGGGTCAGCGTGAGCGCGCCGACGCCGGAGCGCTGGCGGTCCTGGAGGTCGGCCGCCGCCGGAAGGCCGACCGCGAAGCCGCCATGCAGCACGGAAGCGGGCTCGGCTTGCACGAGGTCATAGGCGCGGGCCAGCTCCTGATAGGGAGCGCCCAACGCCGTGATCTTGGCGGCGACCGCTTGACGGATCGCGCTGGCGGCTACCGTCCCCATGGGGACCGCAGCGGCGGGGTCGTCGACTCCGCAAAGAACGTGGTGGCGTGTGCGGGGCGGCGGACCTCGCCGCCGGTGCCGTCTTCGTCGCGGTCGTAGACCACGGACAGACCGTCAAACGCCTTGCGGGCCAGGTCCTCGTATTCGGCTTGCAGGTCGGCCCACTTGGCCTCTTGGCCGCCGACCCGGAAGTCTCGAAAGATAATGACCAACGCCCGGAACATGTGGACGCGCCGCAGGTCCTCGGACGACAGGATCCGGTGCGGGAGGTTGCCCTGCAAGCGGAGGTCGTCCGTCAGATCCGCCCACGCCTCATCAAGCTGCGCCTGGTAGCTCCCGAGCGACGCGGGGCGCTGGCTGGCGAGGTCGCTGTGTCGGCGGATCAGGTCGAGGTCGGTCACGACCGGGTAGAGCTGGCTGCGACACACCGCGCCCGACCGGCGGAACCGGTGCGTCGTACCGGCGACGACGAGCGACCACTCGACCGAGTAGCCTTCGCGATACGGCTCGGCGGCAAGCACCGAGGATCCGATAGAGTACTGCGCGACGGATCCGGTGACGGTGACGGCCTGTGCGTCGACGAGCGCGGTCCCGTCGGGGCGCAGCACGGTCAGCGTCGAGCCCGACGACGCGGGGGCGACGACGGCGCCGTCTCGGTACAGAGGGCACGTGACGAGGTTTGCCCGGCCCTTTACGAGTGTTTCTGGGCCGGAGAACCGGGCTGCGTAGATCGTGTCGGCAGCGGCCACCGGTCACCCCGAAGCGCGGATCAGACCGCGCTCTCCCAGACGTTGAGCGCGACAAGCGCCGCGGCGTTGTCGGCGTGCGACACCGACCACTGGCCGGTGACCTCCAGGAGCACGGCGACCTGCGGATCCAGATCCAGCGACGTGATCTTGCTCGACCACACCTTGGTGGCGGTGCCGACGGCATCGGGGTCGTTGTAGCGGCCGAAGCACTCGATCACGCTGGCGCCGTCGACGTCGCGCACGACCAGGGTGCCCTCGATCAAGCACACATCGTTGTTGGCCTGGTCGACTGCGGCGCTTTCCACGATCGGAGTGCCGGTGAGCGTAGTCGGGCCGAGGCGGACGCGTACGGTCAGGGTGTCGGTGCTGTTGCTGTTTGTGGTACGAGCAAGCGCCTCGAACTTGATCACCTTGCCGGCCTGCAGGGCACCGATCGGGAACGTGCGCGAGCCGAGAACGACCTCGGAGGTACCCGCGGGGGTGGTGGTGCCGTCGGCAACCTGTACGGCGAGGACGTTGTGCATGGTCACTCCTTGCGTTTCGTGAGGGCGGCGAGCTTGGCGCCGAACAGGTCGGCGGCGGCCTTGGCGCTGGCGGATCCGGTGCGGTTGGCTCGGCGGCGCTGACCGGACGTCAGTCGCGACCGGAGCGCCGCGAGGGCCGGCGCCGAGGGGGCATCGAGCACGGAGCCGATCAGCGCGTGGCGCCACCGGTTCCAGCCGTCGTCGTCGTAGTCGAGTAGAACGCGCGTGCCGACCACGATCGGGCGCTGCCAGACGGGCATGTGCACGTCACCGGCCGTGCCGTCGTACCCGACGCAGTAGTCGGTGAAGTCCTCGCCGAACGCCTTGCCGCCGGTGGTGCGCGGGATCTGGATCCACCCGAGGCGGCCGCGGGAGGCGAGCGCTTCGGTGGGGTCGCCGACTGCCGAGCGACGCAGCGGAATGACTCCGGATCGCCCGCCGCGGAACTGAAACGCCCGCAGCGACGGGACCAGCAGGGCCTCGTTGCCGACCATCGCCACGTCCCACGAATGGGGGTGCGCAAGGAACACGAACGGGGGCGACGGATCCATCGGGACGAGCGCGCCCGCGGCCGCCGCCGGAACAGAGGCGGCAGGCTTGGCCCGCGGCGGACCGGATCCGCCGACGGGCGCGCTGGTAGTGGCTGCGGGCTTCGCCATGATCAGGCCGCCAGCGCCGTGATCTTGGTGCCGCGCGCGTCCTCGATCTCGATCGTGCCGAGCATGTACCAACCCAACACGGAGGTCGTGCCGTCGTCGCCGCGGATCGCCTCGACCAGCAGCGGGCCGACGTGGAGCAGTACGATCGTGCCGGGCTGCGGCACGAGGTCCTGCTCGGCGTAGCCGATCGCGCCGACGCCGAACATCATGCTCACGCGGTTGGATCCGTCGGCCGGCATGAGCGACGAGGTGTAGATCTCGATGCCGTCGTAGGTGCCCTTGTAGCCGCGGCCCTTGAGGACCTGCATCTCGGCGGCGGCCGGCTGCCACTGGGTGAGGCCACCCCGCCCTTCGAGGTCGATCATCCACTCCGAGAAGTGGTGATCGTACAGGACGGCGAGGTACGGACCCGGAACGCCCGCGTCGTTGAGGGCCTGCTTCGCGGCCATGAACATGTCATGGTCGAACGCCGCGCCCGACGTGCCGGACTCCGTGGAGAAGTCGGCGGCGTGCGACGCGATCTCCTCGGTGAACGTCATGCTCGCCGACATCGCGATGGACTGCGCGAGGCGCGCCGCGTTGAAGGATCCGGTCGGATCCGTCGCGGCGAGCTCGTCGGACAAGGCGTGGCGGAGGCCCTTCTTGGCGATCGTGACCGTGCGCTTGGCCGAGCTGATCGCGGTCTCCGAGAGGCCCGACGCTTCGGCCGCGTCGGTCATCCGCTGGATCCCGTCGAGGCCGAGCAGCGGCATCGTACCGGACAGCGAGCCGGATCCGGGCGCGCCCAGGCCGGTCAGCGGCCCGACGTTGATCAGCGCCGGATGACCACGCAACGAAGCGCGGTCGCCGAGCACGAGGAGCGCGGTCTTGCTCGCGATCGCCGTGGCGAGGGTATCGGATCCGGGGGTCGTGGTGGTGACAGCGGGCATCAGCCCTCCTTCTGGGCGTACGCGGCGACGAAGCCGGCGTCAACAATGTTGGGGTGTGCGGCCTGGATCGCCGGGAGGTTCGCCCGGAACTCGGCGGCGGTCATCTTGGCGATCGACTCGGCGGTGAAGACCGGGGCGGCAGCGGGGTTGCCGCCGGCGACGGTCGTGGATCCGGCCTTGGCGGTCGTAGATCCGGTCGCGCCCGCGCCCGCGCCCGCGCCCGCGCCACCAGCGGTGCCGGATCCCGCGGCGCCACCGGTTGCCGACTTCGGGAGCCACGGCGCCAGATGCGGCGCCGTCTCCGCGGTGAGCCCGCCGATCCACGCGTCGAACGCGGGGGCCTTGTCGCCTGCGGCCTGCGCAGCTTCGGCGTATTCCGCCTCGAACCAGCCGCGAACCTTCGGATCCGCGATGCCTGCCTTGTCGAGCACGGCGCCACGAGTGGCCGCCGTGCGAACGGCCTCGACCTCGGTAGCGTGCGCGGCCTTCGCGGCGGTCAATGCCGCGGTTGCGGCGGCGGACTGCTCGCGGAACGCGTCGCGCTCACGCTCGGCTTTCGCCAGCGCGGCGGCCGCGGCGCGCAGGGTCTTGAGCTCTGCCTCGTCTACTTCGGGCATGGATCCTCTCGCTGGATCAGATTGCACCGTTGCGGCGGTAGCGTCAAGGGGCCGACGCCGGAAGGGTGACCACGGGGGCCGGAGTCGTGCCGGCGGTCACCCGAAACTCGGCGTTGTCGGCGGCGATCCGCCGAAGGGCGGCGCGGGCCTCCTCCTCGGTGGATCCGGGGTGCTCGATCAGGTACGCGTCGACGGTGGACATCCGCCCAGCGGCGATCAGCTCGCCATGGTGGGCGCGCATCGCCTCGGCTTCGTCGCGCGCGAGCGGTACGCTGGCGTAGTCGATCCGGTACCCCTGCTCCGGGATCGCGGTTAGGCCGGCCGCACCGTTCGTGATCGCGGCGATGCGCTCGATGAGCGCGAGGTCGGCGACACGCAGGGACGGAGTGTACTTCTGCTGGGCGCGCCGCTTGTCGTCGCGGCTGATCGTGAGGGCCGCCGCCGACCACGGGTTGCTGCTTGCCTGGGTCACCTGCGCGGACAGGCCTAGGCCGTCGAAGTCGGCAACCGAGCGCTCGATCATCGCGACGGTGCGCGCCAACGCTTCGGGGTCGGTCGGTTGCAGTTGCTTGAATGTGCCGGGTGTACCTGGCTCGATGTGCTCAAAGTGATTGACCGCGACCGGATCCGACACGACCTCGGCCCGCGCCTGGCCGTCGGGGCCTTCGCGTGGCACGGATCCGACAGGCACGAGGCCGACGGCGATGTTTCGCGGCCACGAGGCACGGTAGATGACGTGGCCCAGGAAGGTGTACGACGCCCCGGTGTCGAGCGTGCCTTCGACCACCTCCTCGCCTTCGGTTGGGTCGAACAGGCGGCCGCGCATCCGTGCGTGGTACAGAACGCCAGGGAGGAACGGCGTTCCTGCTCGGTCGCCCTCGGTCCACCGCCACGGGTACGACCCGGCAGCGGGACCGAGCACGGCGGCGGTGTAGTCCGACGGTGCCGTCGGGGCGGCCTCGATGAAGCGCCACGAAGGCGCGGCCGGATCCGCGATCGACAGGACCTCCCAGACCCACCGGTATCCGATGCTCGGGACCTGAATCCACCGCAGCTCGCGGACCTCGACCGGCACGTTGGGGTCGGCTGGGTGCGGGGTGGCCTCGATGCAGTCGGGGGTCACGGCGCGCACAACGGGCCGGCCGAGCTCCGCGGACCAGTCGAGGCGCATCCACATCTCGCGTAGGCCGATCAGGTCGGACTGTACCGACTGCATGAGCGGCCACAAGCCCATCGCGTCGAGCACGCCGCCCGGATCCAGCAGCAGCGGGACCGGTCGGGCCGGGTGTCGGACCATCGGCGGCCGGTCGTAGTTGACGGCGAGCTCCGTGCACAACCGGCGGAACGGGTTGCGCGCCATCGACACGCGCCCCATCACGGCGCGGCGGGTCGGGCCGAAGTGCTCCTGCACGCGGGCGTCAAGATCGGATCGCCAGCCGCCGGACAGCAGCCGGCGGCGCAGGCGCGCGACGTCCCAGCGCACGACGGTGCGCGGATCCGACGAGGCGGGCGGCGATTCGGGGGCGTGGATCAGGTCGACCTCGCGAGGCTACCAATACGTGATCCGGACCTCGTCCGCAACCAGGAGCGAGATCGAACACTGGCCGACGCCGGAGAACCCGGAAGAACAGAGCAAGCCATCCCACAGGATGTAAGCCGCGGACTCGTCGCGACAGGCCAGCGGACCGCTGCTGTCGTAGACGCAATGCAGGACCTGGTAGGGGCCGTCGGTCTGGATCCCGGGAATGGAGCCGCGGGCCGGGTCGGCCTCGTACACGAGGCGCACGGGCGCGCCGTCGGGGGTCGTGGATCCGGTGTCGAGTGCGGCGCACGCAAGGACAAGGGTCAGGGCGAGCATGTAGCCTCCGAGCAGCCTACGGGGATCGCGTGGTGGTGTTGCACGGGATCACGCGGCCTCCACCCGCCGGGCGTGAATGACCTGCGCGTCGTGTAGAGCTTCGATCGCGTATCGTGCCGCGTCGAGCGGGTCTTTCAGCGGATCCTCGGGCCTGCCGACCCACCCGAGCGCGCCAGCCCGGAAGCCCCCGCACCGACGGTGGACCTGGAGGCGACCGGCCTTCGCCAGCGAGTTGATCAAGCGAAACCCGAAACGTACGGATCCCTGGTACTTCCGCGGCGTTCGAATCCGCAGGCCCCGCTCCACGGCGTCGCGCTGGCGGATCCCGAGCTCATCGCAGATCTCGCGCGCGAGCTCGCGGTTCGTCTTTTCGTTGCCCCAGAAGTCGCCGGCATGGCGGCGATCTCCACGCCAGTGGTCCACCTGGTGGTACGGGATCCCGTTGCGCTGGAGCATTGCGAGCAGGGCCTGCGCGTCCTCGCGTGTCGTGGTCACCCCGTCGGCGTGCGCTTCGTCGGCGACGATCACCTGCTCGCCGTCGGCGCTGGCCAGCACGAGGCTGGCGTACTGCCGGCCGGCCTTGGCGCCGTGATCGACCCCGACCGCCACGTACCACCCGGAGTCGGGGATCTCGTCGATCAGGATCGCGTCGGTGACCGCCGACAGCCACCGGCCGGAAACGAGCGCGTCCCAGGCGCCATCGCGTCGCATCGGTAGCTCGTCGTCAAGGTAGCTCGACAGCGCGACCTCGATGTCTTCCGCCGACATCCACGGGCTGTCGATCAGGCCGCCGCGGCGCGTGACCGCCTCCACCGTGAGGCTGGTCTGCATCTCCGTAAGCTTGCCGTCCTCTACCAGCTTGCGCATGTACCCGAGCGGTGGACTGTCCGGGGTCGGCGTCATCGTGACGCGGGCCTGCCCAGAGTGACGATTGAGGCGCGGTTGTGCCTCACCCCACACGCCCTCCGGCGGCGGCTCGTCCATGCCGAAGTAATGCAACTGATCGCCCATGATGCGGCCGGCGCCCTGCTTGTACGTCGCGAATGCGATCACGGATCCGGCGCCTGGGCCACGGATGAACGGGATCACCGGCTCTTTGTAGCCGCGGAACCCTTGGCGCGGCGCGTAGGTTACCTTTGGATCTATCTCGTCTTTCGGGATGATCGCCCACAGCGCGCGGCAGAGCGGATCCATCTGCGCGAACGAGTAGCCCGCGAGCATGAGCTGCTTCGGGCCGCGCGGCGTTGCTTGCCACGGGTGGGTGCCGCGAGCGAAGTGGAGGATGTGGAGCACGTGCGCGAACGTCTTGCCGATCGAGTTGCCGCCGCGCCATAGCAACTTGCGGCGGCCGTCCTGCAAGAACGCTTGTTGCGGGTCGGTCAGCCGGACGGAACGAAGCGGGTCGCCGAGCCGGCGGGCTTCGGCGGCCTCAAGGATCCTGGCCGCCTCGCCACGACCGATCATCCCGTCGCCAGGCGCACGTGCTTGTTGCGCGACAGGTACTCGGCGACGAACACCTCGAGGTCGTCGTCGGTCAGCGTCACGGCGCGCTCCCGCAGGGCGGCAGACCATTCGTCGGGCGTGAGGCCGTCCACCGCCGAGGAGCTGGAGGCGGCATCGGCGCGCTCCATGGCGGCGATCTCGTCCCGCAGGGTCGCAGCGTCGCGCAGCATCTGCCTGCATGCTACGTGCGACCGGTCGTCACGGGCGCGTCCGTACGCTTTCATCGTCTCGGCGAGCAACCAACGCCGGTGCTCGATCGGCGTTAGGCCCTCTGTTTCGTCGGCTGGGGGCGGGTCCTCGATGGGGATGTAGGTCCGTGTCGGTTTCGGTGGCTTGGCCGCCTCCATTGCGGCGGATGGTCGCCCTACTCCGAGCCGTTTCCGGGTTGTTGGCTTGGTACGGTCCATATCGCGCCTCATTTACCAGTCAGCGCGCGCGCGCGACGGGACATAGTGGAAC